TAGTTTACGATTTGTAAAAAGTTCTAACCCTTTTAAATCATTTAGTTTACTAGAGTTAATCCAATTAAAATAATTTTCTGTAAATTCAGCTGGTATATTACTGTTGTATAAATCGCTAGTAGGATCCAGATTTTGTATAAAATCTTTTATGTTAGGATCTACTAAAGGTTTAGCTCCTCTTAAATTCATCTATTACTCCGGTTACTTGCATGGTATATTTGTTCGTCATGCCCATATTGCCGCTGAGATGCGGTTCATTACATTTTATTATTATAGCATCACCTTGCTTCCAATGCAAGACCGAATTTTCATTTATTTCAAAATAATGACCACTTTGCCAGTCTTCTAAAAAAATGTTTACCCTACAACAATTACTTGGTTCTACATTATTATTTTTTGCAAATTGAAAAAATGTATCAGTGTGTACTGGAAGTGTTTGTCCAGGGGGCTGTTTCATAATGCCAACGCTGTATCTTGGAAATAGTGTACGACAAAAATCATGCACAGCGCCATCTACTTCAAAATTTCTATAATACATAGAATTTTGAGATGTGTATCCTGCTTCTACATTTTTAACATTTTGATCTTCGAAACTATTTGAACGTCCAAGAATAGTTACGTTGTCTTCTATAATCCATTTATAGTTTTTATAGTTAAAATCTGGTAAGTCGAAATTTATTTTTCCCATGGCTTGTCGTACGGGACGCCTTCTTCGTTATCAAACCAGTATAAACTACGATGTGGAGGAAATTTATCATCGTGTTGTGCGTTGCTTACATAATAAAATAATCTTAAATTTTTACGAGAAACACCTGCAGGAGTTTTCATAGGCTCTGGATATCCGTGAAATGCTAGATTATCGTAACTCCACACCACAAGATTACCGGCACCTGGAACTACGCTACTAATAATATTTTTTCTGTCTGTATCATAAAAATCTAAACTACCACCCCAAGCCTTTTTCCAATTTTCGTTTAAATAGATTATAACACTTAGCCGACGATGTAATCTTAATTGTTCATTCCAATTAAAGTCAGTATGCACTTTTAGACTGTCACCGTTAAACGCTTTAGCATATCCTGCACCAACTAAGTGCGGATCAGGTATTAGGTCAACAGTATCGGTTACTGCTTGTAACCATTTTAAAAAAGTAGAACTGTGTAATGTGTGTACTACTTCGTCTTGTACAGGAGTTACATCTAAATCGTTGTACTCATACATACAACTACCTTTTCGAGTAAACTTTTTACCTTGTTCTAAAGGAAGTTTTTCTAGTTCTTCTGCCATTTGATGTACAACATTAATTGGCAAAAAGTTTTTAATTTCTAATTTACTATATCCGGGATGACTTCTATATTCACGTTGTAGTTCGTATGTATTTGAAAACTGTTCGTGAATATGATTCAAAATTTGGTTTTTAATACGTGTCAAATTTTAATCCTTTGTATTATTACTCGTATAAATAATTATTCCTTAAGGAGGATATATTATGTTAAATTGGTTAAAAAGTATTTTAGGAATTGGACCTTCATTGCCAGCGGCTGTAGAAGCTGCTATTCCGGCACCAGAAGAAAAGCCAAAACCCAAAGCCAAGAAAACTACAACAAAAAAGTCACAAGCGGTAGATTTAAAAGGTATGTCAAAGAATGACTTGTTAGCTCATGCTAAAAAGAATGGAATTAAAGCCAACGCTAGTATGAAGAAAGCAGATATCTTAGCCGCGATTAACAACAGCTGATTGTAATTGTTGTAATGCAGTATCTAAGCGAGTTAGCTTTCGCTCTAAAACAGTGATAGCGGCTCGCTGTTTTCTTGACTGCTCTTCCAAACTACGCACATACTCTAATGTCGGAAGTTCACGGCTTGTCCCATCTTCGCTTACCATAGTAAGCGTATCTACACCTTGTGCCTTTAAGCCACCAGTTACACGATTAGGATTTTTATCAGATAATGATTGGGTCTGGGCCGGCTTGTTTTTGCCGTACATCTTGCTCAAGTAGTTCATTGTTGTTCTCCATATAGTATTTATACAGTCCTATGCTTGCTAGATTTTTACACTTACTCTCGCACATAATATCTGCATAAGGCAAGAAAGACAATGCATAGTCGTTAACGCTATTGTTAGGAAAGTAATCACTATGCGCTCGTAGTTTAGCTTTCTTGTAGCCTGCTTCTAGTAGTGCCGGCATATCGGGCATTGTATCGTGAGCAAAGCCTGCAGGAAGGTGTTCGTCTCTACTGTAAGAATAATGTATCACAGGGCGTACACCACGCCAACTATCTACTATGCGTAAAAATCTATCGTCGGTGGGCTGTATGTATTCTCCTTCACGGCACCAGTGATGGTGTACGTCAAGTACGAGTGCGACATCGTCGGCAAGTTCGAGGCTTGCGTCGAGTCCCCACTTGTTTTCGTCATTCTCGATTGTAATGGTGTTTCGTGCTTCGGGCGAGAGTCTCTTGAGGGCGTCTTTGATGCCTTGTGGACCTCTTCGACCCGATATGTGTACATTGCATTTAAAGTCTTGATATGTGCGGCCGTATCCCATCCAGCGCAAGACATCGGTGTGATATTCAAATTCTTCTATGCTCCTATCAACTATTTCCTCATTATCCGAAGCAAGGACTGTAAATTGTCCTGGGTGCATGGAGAGTCTAACATCCAAGCGTCTGGCTGTGTCTCCGACTTTGGCAAACTCTCTTTCCGCATAATCACGTACATCTTGACGGCGCCAAAAATAGCACCAAGTAGGCTCGGTATAAACAGGAAGAACATCAGAGCCCAATCGTACCATACGTAACTCTTGAGGAAGGCTTCCAACATACTCAATCAATCTCCCATAGCTTGCAATATTATGTACCATAATATCCCACAAGCGTTCTTCAGCAACATCACGTGTCTGTCTGTTCAGCCACTGTACTGTTGTGCTACGAGTATTTAGCGGTCGTTGTATTTCCTCTAGTAACTTTTTCTTCTGTGTTTGATCAGGATGCATATACTTACATGCAAAGCCAATGCGTTGTTGTTGTGCCTTCAAGAAATCACCTGCTGTTGTAAATTTTAAGTCCATTATTTGTATATGCCTTTAATTGTATAATGCTTACTATTATACACTGCCCAACAGATACTGTCAAGTTTTTTATATCCTTGGCTTCTAAGTTTTTTGTACCAAGCTATGTAGTTCATAATCCTACTCATTTCCAATTATCTCTAACCCAAGGATCATCACAGTTTTCAGGATTAGGATCTCCGTGAAATACACATATACAGCAATCATTAGGAGGAACTACATTCTCAACAATTCTCAGTTTACGAGTTCCCCTTGGCATGCTATATCTTAAATCTTTATTTTTTCGTATTTCCCATTTCCAACTTTTAATCCATTCATCTGGAAACAAACAAGCAGGCATACTTTTATGTGTAGCATCATATAGCCAGTCTTGATCTCCGTGAAACTTGCGTTCTATTAACAATCTATTTTGTTTGAATCCTTCCCAAAAATGATTCATTGTTCCGTATTTAAATCTGACTACACTGCTGTTATACTTTTCCCATTGCGGACGCATCTTTCGAGTAAAGTCTCTTATTGTACACCATCTGTCTGTGTTGTAAAGAAATAACTTGTCTATGCTACCCGATATAACTACATCTAAGTCGATATATAGTATTGTTCCTTTGAGCCCAAGCTCATTTGAAAATATGTAAGGTTTGCACCACCAACCGTTTAATTCTTCAGGTAATGGTATTGTTGTAATATTGTCGTTAAGGTTAGAAGGATCTTCGGTTAAACAAACAAACTCTATATCAAGTGAACAATATCTGTTTACCATACTATAGAGCTTGTTTACGTAATCTGCAGAATATTTTGTGCCGTGTTTTAGACATAACACATAGTATTTTTCATCCACACTTTCTTGCGGCAAATTTTCGTGAGTTTCCGCACTTTTCTGCGCTTTCTCTAGAGCTTTACGTGCTTTACGTTGTTCTTTTGTTTCGCCGTCAACATACTTCTTAACCAAATCATGCCTCGTATATTGCTGAGTTTGCTCCGTGTTCTGCACACTCTACTCGTACACAATAACAACGATTGTCTGTTGCTTCACGTATTAGTTTGTCTGCAAAGTTAAATGCATGTTCTGCAAACTTCTCTGCACCAACACCTTCAAACACTCTAATCTCTGCTAGACCTTTTGCTTCTAGTTCGCGTAGTGTCTCTAAGTGCGGGTCTGCAATATCTACTGCAACTTTATGATCAAAATGATCTTCGAGCCAAGCCTTCAAAGGTTTAAGTCCTCCAAAGTCTACAGCCCAGTTTTTATTATCTAAATGATCACAACCAAATGTAAATGTAAATGCTAGACTGTAACCGTGTAGTAAGTGACAGTGTGAATGATCTGCGTTAGGTTGACGAAACACTGCTGATAAGCCAATGTTATGTCCGTAATGTTTTGTGCTATAATGTTTTGCCATAATTATCTCCTATAAGTATGGCGGCAGAATTAGAAGGGATGACGCCAAGACCTGTTGTATTCATACTATGTATTATAATATATGTTACTTATCTTGTCAACCGTTACATTAGGATATTTCCAGGCTTTCGGAAATTCCCAGTTATCGTTTTGATGGATTATAAATTTGATTTTAGGAAAACATTCAAATACCATTCCTATTTGATGTATCCAATATCGAGGATCAACAGCTCTTTTATCTGATTGATCGTAATTTGGTGTATCTTTGT